TCCGGTGCCTGAAGGTAGCTTCGTAGGCCCAGACCATCCTCTCTATGATACGCTACCTCCTGAAGGGGACGAAACTGGTGGGCCTATTGATCCAGAAGTTGTGACTGCGCCCGTAGTCCCAGACCCTATAGTCCCAGACCCTATAGTCCCAGACCCCGTAGCCCCAGACCCTATATCCCCCTATTCTCCCACCGGCTTCGGCGGCTTCATAGCTCCTTACGCCCCCAAGCCGGACCCCCTCCGAATTAATTCTGGGGCCACGGGCATTGGCACTTTAGACGTATTACCATCAGTTGCGTCGACGGCGCCCGAGGACTCCCAACAACCTCCGGTGGCCGAGGTTAATCCGTTTGCGTCGACGGCTCCCGAGGGTTCGTTTCAAGCGCAGTTTTTGCAGTTACAGGCTGACAACCCTGGGGACCCGAGGTACGCGGGCGAAGTACCGGACTACGTTGCGCCGGAGGAGATTCAGCTTGGGCTTGATAATCCTGGGGACCCGAGGTTTTATCAGGGGATCATGAGTCAGGCCCCATCGAGCATGACTGATCCTGGGATGATGGGGATGATGCAGTCTCCGATGGGGCAGAGTCCCTCTCAGCGGCAGAACAGTCCGTTTGGCGGCAACTTTGCAAGTTACTTAACTGGTGGAAACTTCACGGGGAACATGGGTGGTTTTGGCGGCGGCGGCATGAGTGGTTACGGCGGTATGGGCACTGGGATGAGTGCGGGCGGTGGCATTATGTCGATGGCTAATCCGATGCAACGGCAGATGTCGATGATGCCTCAACAGATGATGCAGCAGGGCGGTTATGCTCCTCGCCCGCAGCAACAGCAGTCTTTGTATGGAACTCAGTCGGGTTCGTCGAACAATCAGCAGAGTATTTATGGCCAGCAGCAGTTTAACAGTCCGTTTGCTGGGGCGTCACGCGGCTATTACGCTTGATCTAGCTTAGTGGTTTGAGATGTGTTACACGGGGTTAAATCCACGGAAGGGAACGAACAATGTATAAGTACAACATGGGCGGCACTGTTCCGCGTGAGACTACGATTGGCGGCCAGCGTCACAACTTAGCGTACATCAATCCTTTCGAGGAGGACTTGTTGCAGCAGTACCGGCAGGATGCGCCCCCGGTCCCTGGTCCTGGGGGTGTCCCTGCTTATTATAAAGGCTTTGGCATGACAACGGAGAAATCTAATACATCTAATAAAAAGAAAAAGACATATACACCCTCACCAGTTGGAACTGGCGGCTCTGGGAGCGGCGTAAATGTAGGACGTGGAACTAGCCAACCTAAAAGCGTCTCTGATTTCCATAAACAAATGACCACTTCTAATGCCAATAAAGATGCATACGACAGAAATCCGTATGTTGCCCCTGTTACACCCACAGCAACACCCACACCCACAGCAACACCCACACCCACAGTAAGACCCCAAGCAAGGCCTGTTGATCTTAATAACCCCAAGGACGTGTCATCCGCAGGCGGGTCAGCCACCGGTCCCTCGGCCGATGAGATTAAAGACGCAAAACAAAAAAGAATAGCGACGGAGCGCACAGGCTTAGAGACACTTGGAAACATTCTTACGCCTGGCGACGGCATGAGATATAATGCTGCGGGTGACCTTGTTTATGAAATAAATCACAAAAACTACGACAAAGACAACCCCGACAAACTTGTTAGTGCCGACGAAATAAACTCCTTTGGAATTAAAGTTGGCATGGCTAACTCCAACGCCAATGACGCCAAACCTGGACAATTTAACCAAGGCATAGGCTCGGGGTTTAAGACGGACTTGGACATGGCGTTTGCCGCGGGTTTCGGAAGCCCAGAGGAACAACGTGCGAAATTGATACTAGCGGGCTACAGCGAGGCAGATGCCGCTGCGTATGTTGCCAAAACGAAAGCCACTCGTGAGGCTGGGTTCCCCACCTATGACGACGGTAACGACGACCCGGTTGCAACAGTATCGGGCATTGACCCTTTCGCGTATACTGGCGGCGGCGGCGGCACCTCTGTAAAGGAAGTAACCGATCCTTGCCCCGAGGGTTTCATAATGGATCCTGAGACCAACTCCTGTGTACCTATGGACGATACAAACAGCGGCTACCTTGGATTACCGAGTTACGTTACGCCGAACCCCAGCGTTCCACTTACGGACTTTTCTCAGCCCGCGGTCCTTGGACAGCCTAACTTACAGCCATACGCTCCGATTAACTCTGGGACCGGCGGCAATTTCATCCAAGGCACCAATCAGAAGAACTTCAACCGAGGCGGCCCTGTTGGTGGGATCATGGATCTTCTAAGGTAGTGAACTTACAAGCTCTACCAGAGGAAGCCTTAAAAGAAATACTAGCCTTAACTGAGGCTCGAAAGAACATGGACTTGCGTGAGAAGGCTCACGACAACTTCATGCCGTTTGTTCATCATGTGTATGACAACTTCATCGAGGGCCAGCACCACCGTGTGATTGCTGAAAAACTTGAGGCCGTGGCCCGCGGAGAGCTCAAGCGTTTGATTATCAACATGCCTCCTCGGCACTCTAAGTCTGAGTTTGCAAGTTACTTGATGCCTGCTTGGTTTCTGGGCAGGAACCCAAAGCTAAAAATCATCCAAGCTACACACAATACGGAGCTTGCGGTACGGTTTGGACGCAAAGTGAGGGACTTAATTGATGACCCTGAGTACAAAACTATCTTCCCTGAGACAAACCTTAAAGACGACAACAAGGGCGCGGGTAAATGGGGCACTGACAAGGGCGCGGAGTACTTTGCGGCGGGTGTTGGGGCTGCGATTACGGGCCGTGGTGCTGACTTGCTGGTCATTGACGACCCTCATTCGGAACAAGATGCGTTAAGCGAGACTGCATTCGACCACGCATACGAGTGGTACACCTCTGGTCCCCGTCAGCGTCTCCAACCTGGCGGCTCGATCATCATTGTTATGACAAGGTGGGGAAAAAAAGACTTGACAGGGCGATTATTGGCCCAGCAGGGCAGTGATGTCATGTCTGACAAGTGGGATGTGGTGGAATTTCCTGCAATTTTGCCCAGTGACAAGCCACTTTGGCCGGAGTTCTGGGATAAAGACGCATTATTGTCGATCAAGGCGTCTTTGCCTGCTAGTAAGTGGAACGCGCAGTGGCAACAGCAGCCCACGGCCTCCGAATCAGCGATAATCAAGCGCGAATGGTGGCAAACGTGGGACCGTCCTACGATTCCGCCGTTGAAGTACATACTTCAGGCGTATGACACGGCGTTTTCCAAGAAGCAGACGGCTGACTACTCTGCAATCACGACTTGGGGGGTGTTTCAGCCTGAAGAAGGGGGCGCGGACCACGTTATTTTGATGGATGCGCGCCGTGGCAGGTGGAATTTCCCTGAATTAAAGGAGGTTGCCTTTGAGGAGTACGAGTATTGGGAGCCGGATATGGTGTTGGTGGAGGCGAAAGCGACGGGTACACCGCTCATTGACGAGTTAAGGTTGCGCGGTATACCAGCATTGGGCTTCTCACCGGGCAAAGGAAGTGATAAGGTAACGAGGATGCACATGGTTGCGCCGTTGTTTGAAGCGGGTATGGTATGGGCACCGGAAGACAAGAAGTTCGCTGATGACGTGATTGAGGAAGTAGTTTCGTTTCCTAATGGTGACAACGATGACTTCTGTGATAGTATGACGTTGGCACTTATGCGTTTTCGTAGGGGTGGTTTTATCTCTCTGGCTGGAGAGGACGACCAGGAAGACGAATGGAGGCCCCGTAAACGGGAGTATTACTAATGGCATTACCACCTAACATGGTCGCACCGGGGCTTGACCTGGATGACACAGCGGGTCTTCCCGACGTAGAAGTTGCAATTGATGCACCGATGGAGTTTCCAGGCGGGGCTGAAGTTATAGAGGATGGCATGGGGGGCGCGACTGTCCAGCCCATGAACTTCCAAGAAGAGATGATGGCTCAAGAGGAGTTGATTCCGTTTGACGCTAACCTAGCAGAGTTCATGGATGAGGGCGATTTAGGCGCGTTATCCAGCGAATTACGGGGTTTATACGAGGATGACCTAGAGTCACGGTCCGAGTGGGAAGAGGCGTATGTCAAGGGGCTTGACCTGCTTGGCATTAAGATGGACGAACGGTCTACTCCGTTTGAGGGCGCGTCTGGACTTACTCACCCGTTGGTTGCGGAAAGTGTTACACAGTTTCAGGCTCAAGCGTACAAAGAGCTACTGCCTTCGGGCGGCCCAGTTAAGACTGGCGTGTTGGGGGCCAAGACCCCAGAGCGGGAAGCGCAGGCTACTCGCGTAAAAGACTTTATGAACTACCAGATCACGGAAGTTATGGAAGAGTATGATCCAGATATGGACCAGCTTCTGTATTATCTCCCGTTAAGTGGATCGACATTCAAGAAAGTTTACTTCGACGCTACTCGGCAGCGGGCTGTTGCTAAGTTTATTCCTGCGCAGGATTTGGTTGTACCTTATTCCGCGTCTGATCTGACCACGGCCAATCGGGTTACGCATGTTTTGCGTATGGATGAGAACGAAGTGCGTAAGTTGCAGGTCTCGGGCATGTACCGTGACGTTGACTTACAGACCTCGGACAATCTTGAAGAGAACCCTGTTCGCCAGAAGGTAAACGAGCTTGAGGGTTTATCTAAGAACTACAGCGAAGATGTGCTGACGATCCTTGAGATCCACGCTGATCTGGACATTGAAGGCTTTGAGGACATCAACCAAGAGACTGGTGAGCCGACTGGCATTCGTCTTCCGTACATTGTTACGCTTGACGAAAGCTCTGGGCAGATCCTTTCTATCCGTCGCAACTACGCAATGGACGATATGCTACGCCGCAAGCGGCCTTACTTTGTGCATTACAAGTTTACCCCTGGATTGGGATTCTATGGCTTCGGAATGATCCATATGATTGGTGGCCTCGGTAGAGCCGCTACAAGCCTCCTACGACAGCTTATAGACGCTGGAACCCTAGCTAACCTCCCCGCAGGCTTTAAGGCCCGTGGAGTGCGTGTACGGAACTCTGACGAGCCGTTGCAGCCAGGAGAGTGGAGAGACATCGACGCGCCAGGAGGGAGCATCAGAGACGCTATTGTACCTCTGCCCTATAAAGAGCCATCAGCTACACTGGCTCAGATGCTTGGCGGTTTGGTTAACGATGGGCGTAGGTTCATCTCTCTGGCCGATCAATCTGTGTCTGATATGGGTAAAGACACCCCAGTAGGAACTACGGTTGCTATGTTGGAGCGCGGCATGAAGGTCATGTCAGCAATCCATAAACGGTTGCACTACGCTCAGAAGACAGAGTTTCGTTTGCTGGCGCGTATCTTCGCTGAAAATCTACCTCCGATGTACCCTTACGAAGTAACAGGTGCACCGCAGGAGGTTAAGGTCGAGGACTTTGACGCCCGGATCGACGTCCTCCCAGTCTCAGATCCGAACATCTTTTCGATGGCTCAGAGGGTTACTTTGGCCCAGACTCAGCTACAACTGGCTCAGTCGAACCCAGAGATGCACAACCTTCACGCCGCTTATCGTCGGATGTATCAAGCGTTAGAGGTGCAAAACATAGACGAGGTTCTACCACCGCCTCCACCACCACCGCAGCCTACTCCTCAAGATCCGGCCATGGAGAATGGTGGGATGCTTATGGGTCAGCCCCAGCAGGCGTTTCCAGAGCAGGACCACGAAGCTCACATTGAGGCTCACATGTCTCTTCTTTCACTGCCTATGGTACAGGAAGCTCCGCCGGTTATGGCGGGACTACACAGCCACATCTTGCAGCATATCGGCATGGCGGCCCGTGAGCGGGTGGACAGAGAGATGAAGTCCTTGGCGGAAGAAAGCACGATGCAACAGGTTGATCAGATGAAGGTCTCCATGGAAGAGCAAGGCCAGCAGTTACAGCTTATGGTGCAGACTGGAGCTATTGATCCGGCCACGGCACAGCAGATGGCCCAGCAACAGCAACAGCAGATGCAACAACAGATGCAGCCTCCTGAACAGTTTGCTCCAGAGCAAGTTGAGTCTCGGGTTGCGCAGGTTGAGGTTGAGTTGATTAAAGCTCTTATGCCTATGATGACTGCGGGCACGGAGGAGGAGGATCCATTGGTTGGTATTCGCATGCAGGAACTTTCTATCAAGGAGATGGAAGCCCAGCATAAGTTAGCGATTGACCAAGCTAAGTTGGAACTTGACGGGATGAAGATCGAACAGCGGGCCGTGACAGACGCTGCTCGATTGGAGCTTCAAGAGCAGGTTGCCGATGATCGTAGCGATGTTAACCGAGAACGTATCGATGTTCAGCGCCAAGCGATGGAGCAAAGAAATGCCAATCAAACCGGGGAATAGCAAAAGGTTTTCTGGAGAGTTCTGAAGGCGTTAAAAAATGATTGAAGTATTGGCCCTTGCTGGCGCGGTTACTAAAATAGCAGGCGGTATAAGCGCCGCCATAAAAGCTGGAAAAGATATCAACGGCGTTATGCCTGCATTCGGGCAACTGGCAAAGGTTGAGAGCGAGATACATCTAGCTGAAAGCGGACGTCACAAAGGCCCACTAGGACGCCTTACTTCCTCTGAAGAAGAAGGGTATGCCATCGCTTCAGCTAAGATGGCGCATAAGAAAGCCTTAGAAGAATTACGGTCGATGTGCAGACTTCATGCAGAACCTGGCACTTGGGACATGGTTGTCTATGAAACCGCACAGGCGCGGAAGAGACACAAACTTGCGCTAGAAGAAGAGGCTGAGAAACGTGACAAGGTATTCTGGCTTGTATCGGTGGTCTTTATTGGTCTGTTACTGGCGGTTGGGACAGGTGGTTTGATCTGGGGGGCTGCCATATTGGCAAACAGCCAGCGGTGAATAAATGGGTTATCCTAGACAAAAACGGAAAAGTTGTCATAATAACCAGAGATAAAAAGATTGCGACAGACTACGCAAGGGGTTTGGAATGACTGAGTTTGACAAGGCTGATAAGAACGGAAACGGGGCCATCGAGAGAAATGAATGGGCTTTGCTTGAGTTAGATGACCGGCGTAAACGGATCGATGACGAAGACCTAAAACGCAACGCTGAACGGCGCTATACAGGGTTCGCACTAGCAGGGATGTTGATTTACCCGTTTATTATCCTGTTGGCGTCTGTGCTGGGATTTGACAAAGCGGCTTCTCTTATAACGGATATAGCATCTGTGTATGTTATAGCGGCCTCTGGAGTTGTTGCTGCGTTTATGGGCTTTAATGCTTACTCCGCCAAGGCTGACAACAAGAAGGCTTCTGTGTCCTATGACGATAGGGTGATAG